ACAACTTTGCCATTTCTTCTGCTTCTTGACCTGCGAAAGATATGGTTGTCAATCCTTTTGTTTCAAGGAATAATTCAAATTTACTTTTCATTTTTAAATGTTTTTTGTGAGATTAATAAAAAATTGTTTTTGTTTTTGTTTTTGTAGTGATAAATCGGCTACGGGTGTTTGAGTGTCATTCAACGGCTCAATATTTTCTTTTGGTATGGTAACGCTCATTGTAGGTGTTGCATAGTTACTGCCTTTTAATACTGCACTTCCCTCAATTATTTTAGCTTCTGTTACTGCCCAAAAATATTCATCTTCTTTTAAGTAATCTTTATTCGCTACCATTGGGTAATACTTATCCCAATTTGCTTTCTCTTCCATAAACTGCTTTGATGTGGAATTTATGCAAAGATAAAGATTGATATATCTCATCCCTACTGAATGTTCTTTTACCCAACCATTAATATACTGGTTAAACATAAATTCGTTTCTATCCTTGCTTATTTCAGCCTCAAATATCAATGCTTCAGTATCACCTTGTAAGTTGGGAAAGCCTAACTTATCCCAAGTCATTTTCTTGGTGCTTGCAACAATGGTATCACTTATCACTTTATCAAATGCCATTCTGTGTTCCTGCAATAGGTAGAATGATTTGGTTTCATTTAGTGACTTTTTCCAAATGCCTTGAATGTGGCAGTCATCGTGACTATCTACAATGTTAGTTGTATTGATTACCACTTTCGCAGTAATAACCTCAACCTCATCTGGCATATCAATGTCATCCATCATTGCTTTCGTTACACCATCTTTTTTATATTCAGTTGGTAGTGAATAAGCAATACAATCAGCATACTTTGTTGCAGCCTTTTTTTCAGCAATGATGAGGTCTTTATTCTTTTTCAAGAAAGCCCACTTCTCACTTTTATCATTGAACTTTGGTAACTTCATTTCTTTACGATTTTAGTTGCTAATTTCTTAATCTTAATTGCTTCCAGTTGTGCTTTGGTTTTGCTCATTGCCTATGGTAGATTGTAATGTTGTTGATATAATTAATTTGTCTGCGTTAGGGTCATCAGTAATCGGAGGTTTGCCCATTGCCACACGCACTTCGTTTGCAGTAAATATGCCTTTCATTTTAAAGTCTGCTAACTGCATTTTGTTTTCCTGCAGGCATTCAACTCCGCTAAAATCTTGGCGCATTCTTACTTGTTGGCTTGGAAAGTGATTAGCGCATAAGTATTGCGTGTATGCCTCTGCCATTTTATCAGATAGAGGAATGATGCAATTCGTGTACATATTCTTTTGCGCTTCCAAACTATTGTTGAATGTACTTGCAGCAGTATCATTGAATAATTTAGCATCAATACCGAACACATTACACAATGCTCTGGTATTTACTATTCCTTTCTCAAGTAGTTGCATATCACTCGGTGACATTCCGATTTGAATGTATTTTAAGTCTTTGTTTGTGGTAATAATCTTACCAAAGTTATGCGCTCCTCCAACACGATTTCTCAATTCAGCATCTACCCTTGTTGCCTCATCTGGTGTCATTGGCAATTGTGAACTATCACTAATTAAACCTGCTACACCTTTGTTTGATAATATGCTTGCATCGGCAATCCAACGCTCATTGCCTACCTTAACAACGTATGCAGCAACTTGAATAGGACTTAATCCATAGTCAAAGGTCTGTAAGTTTGGATTGTAAAACTTAATGTGCTTTAACTCATTCTGCGTGTATACCCTTGATGTGCCACCGAAATTGAATTGATATTCAAGTTGGGGCATAAAGAAATTTAAGTTGCGGTTATAGATGTTAATGGCAGAACTTGGTAATATATCTAATTCTTGAATCAATCTTGAATTAAATTGAGTATTACCAACAAGATAAACATTGCCAGTAACCAATAAGTAAAGTAAGGTTTGCTCTTCGATGTCATTCCAAGTATAGCCCTTATAGTTATTTGGCTCATCCATTAATTCGTGAAGAGATGTATTATATATTTTCTCCCAAGTACCATCAACTCTTTTCCTTTCAATTACCCAAGGTATAGATTTGCTTACATCAACTATCTTCTTAACTATGGCATAAACATCAACATTCTCTGAATAGCCTTCCCTAATCATTAAATCTGCTCTATTGCCCCAATTTAATGGCATTAAGCCACCAAACTCTCTCCAGATTGTTTCTCTGTTTTGCTCGGTTAACGATATAGTATTGGCATAGCTTAACGCTTTGTTTGCTATTTTCCCAACTACTTTCTGAATGAAATTCATTTATTGAATAAATATTTGACAAATGTATTAATAATTCTTTTCATATTCGCAAATTTCGTTAAAATAATTCATTTTAAGCACCACCAATGGCTAATGTGGATACTGGTACAAGGTAATCAAATCCGTAACGTGCAGGGTCAATTTGATGGTTGTAAGCATCAATAGGTGTTTCTGATTTCTTATCGTGCCAGATATAATTCCTTAACTCTTTGATGAGGTTTAAACTATCTGATGTAACAACTATCTGGTAGTCTTGCATTCGCTTTATTCCATTTCTTACGCTATCCTTACCTTTTTGCGCTGGCATTACGTTAAAATTTCGTTGCCTTAAATCGTTTATTGTTCTTGGGTCAGCACTATCGGCAACTATAACGCTATTGCTTGGCTGCACTCTTAACCTCAACGATTCACTTAATTGCTCGGTGCTATTGCCAGTCTTATACATACATTCTTGAAGATAAATTACTCTCCTCTTCTTATCAACTGCTATTTTAATCAATGAGTCTGGGTCATTGCTGAATCCAAAATCCAAACCATAAACGTGCGGTAAACTCTCATCGAATTCACCGATTTCCCAATTTTGGAATATAGCACCCTGCAATGTGCCAACTTCACCATCAATGTATACCCTGCACCAGTTATGCCAATATTCATTCTTGATGTTCTTTGGGTCTGTTTTGTCGCCTAATGGATTGTGATAAGCCTTACCTAACTTAATATTCAACTCCGATAATATCTCTGGAGGACAAGCCTCATTGTCTTTGTATGTAAGCAAAAGAAATTCTGAATCCTCTTCAGTCAATATCTCATCGTGTACCCAAAATTGTCGGTCTGGGTTGTAATCTATCCAAATGGTGTTGCTTCTGGTTATTAGCGCATCAGCAATATCGTAGTCAATGTGGTTTGCTTCGTTTAAGAATAACACATCACGCTTACCTGCTGCCTTTGCTTTACCTACTGAATCAAACGCAGTAAATTGAACTATTGCACCATTTGAGAACTTATACTCCATAGGATTACTGCGCCAATGCTCTTCAATCCAACGATTCGTATCAAACATCGTGTCTTGGAATATCTTTACTGCTCCATTCCTTACTGCTGGAATAGATTCAGCGACTACTGTGATGAGGTGTCTTGGGTTTTTAGTAGCGTAATCAATGGCTGCTACTGGAATTATGCCATAGGTCTTGCCCGCACTTGTGCCACCTTGAATCACACGCTTTCTGGCTTTCATAGCCAATAGTTTGTTTATGGCAGTAGTTCTTTGAAACATAGTTAATTAAACAATGGTTGCTCACCTACCACCTTAACTTCACTTTTCGCAGGTGCATAATCACCACCCATTTTGTTTAACTCTGCTATAGCTGCTCTTCTTTCGCCAAAAGATGGTTTGACCATTAAAGTAACGATGCCACTTGGTGTGCTTATCTCTTCTTCAATACTTAACTCTCCTCTTAATATTTTGGTCAACATCTGCATACGTTCAGCAGCATCGGCAATTGAACCATCGGCAATAACTTGAGCAGCCTTTTCATTAGCCATTTCAACTATCTTTTTATTCTCTGATTGCAGTTCGGAAATGTAAGACTTGATTTTATCGTTTTTAAGCAACTTTGATGCATTGACCTTACAATTACCTTGATTGATGCTATTAAATGCAATAGAGTAAGATTCTATGCCATTCTTGCCCATTGTAAACAACTTGCAAAACTCCTTTTGTTTCTCCGTTAGTTTGTGGTTAGTCATAAGTAAGTAATTTTGTTCACAAAGATAAGTATTATTTTAATATGCTCAATATTAGTGATTGAAACTCTGGTAGTGAACGAATGATGTGATATTGAAAACCATTGCTTGTAATCAACCATTGCCAATCTTTTTGCCCTGCTGATTGCACACCATCAGATGTCTTAAACTCAATCATAAACGCTTTGGCATCGTAGTAAAGCACCATATCAGACCGCCCAGCTATTAGACCTTTAGCTTTATTCCTTGCACCATCAATTTTATTTTTGCTATTGTTAAGGTTATAGCACAATAAGCCACGATGTTGTGGGTAGGTATTGTGAAACCAAACGTAGCAATCTTGGTGTAGCTTATCTTCTGAACACATTGAATCTATCTCTATTAAAGTGTAACCAACCTTTTTTATATCCCATTAGACCTACAAATTCCATTGCATCATCAATATCAGTCATTTGATGCAATATGTATGCTGGCTTAACAAGACCAGCCTTGCACATAGCTACTCTCTCTATATTACTTCTTTTCATAGCCAAAGAATTTAATTTTGGCTTTGGCAAAAGTACTAATTCTGCCATTTCACTTTGCGTTCTTGTTTTCGGTTTGTAAATAAAACCACAAAACTTACATTCAACTGAACGTGCAGGAATAAGTGCCTCACATTGTTTGCAAGACTTCATTGGTTCTGCTTTCTTATTTTCTTTTTCCTTTTTTTCTAAACTCCAGTATCTATTTTGCTCCCAATATCCGTGCCTTGATACATTGTTACCAAAATCAAGAATGGTAAACTTATTTTTGGTTGGTGTTACTCTGCTACCTCTTCCACACATTTGCAAGAATAATGGTAGTGATGTTGTTGCTCTGTAAAGAATTACTACTTCGATATCTGGCTGGTCATATCCAGCGTTTAGGATTCCGCAATTGCAAACTACTGCGTTAGGTGTGTTGGCAAACCACTCAAGTATGCTTATCCTTTCAGCATCTGGTGTTGTACCATCAATATGCTTTGCTTTGATGCCACTAATATTAAATTGCAAGCAAACCTGCTTTGAAGAATTAACATTTGATGCAAAAAGTATAGCTTTTTTATTAGGTGTTAATCTCTTATAATTAGTAACAACACCTTCGTATATTTTGTTTTCTTGATAGTATTGTTCTGTGTCGTAGTCATCACCTCTGCGCTTTAATTTCTTTAGGTCAATTTCAACTCCGTAAGTGATTGAATCTGAAAGGTAACCATCACGAATGAGGTCTGGTGTATCTACATTTTGAATCATATCGGTGTAAAAATCACTTAAAGAATTTTGCTTTCCTTTTCGATATGGTGTTGCAGTAGCACCTATGACATAAGTTTGTGGCGAAAAGTAAGGTAGCAATTTAGTGAAACTTTCAAGGTGCGCCTCATCAATAATAATCAATGTTCTTGACTGAAGAAATAGTAAGTAGTCTTCTATTCTTCGGTTAAATGTTTCAACCATTGAAACGTGAAGAGATAGTGAAAGGTCTGGTGTTGAATTGGCAGTAATTAACTCTGGTATTAATCCAAAGTTTGCAAAGGTTTTTGAAGATTGCTTTAGCAGTTCTGTTCGATGGGTAAATATAAGCACCCTGCCACCTTTTTCGATTGCATTTTTAACGATGTAGGTAAACATCACAGTTTTTCCGCTTCCTATTACGTTGGGGCACATAGAACAATTCTTTTGTTTCCTTCAAGAATAGATGTTCGCAGTGCCCCAGTAATTTGTATTTGATAGTCCCTTAATTCTATTGACATAATTTTTTTTTCATATGTTTTATATTTAAAATTGTAGTTTTATCTCTTTCTTTAAATACTCCATTTTTAAAAGCGTGTTGCATATTTTCTAAATTTGTTGCCCACTCCAAATTATTTACATTATTGTTTTCTTTATTAGAATCAATATGATTAACTGT